ACTCTAAAGCGCCTGATAATCAACATGCCGCCCAGACACACGAAGTCTGAGTTTGCATCTTACCTGCTTCCGGCATACATCATGGGCCGTCGTCCGACGACCAAGATCATTCAAGCAACCCACACAGGAGAACTTGCTGTGAGGTTTGGCCGGAAAGTCCGTAACCTGATGGAGCTGGACACCTATCAGCAGTTATTTGACGCGGTGCAGCTCAAAGCGGACAGCAAGGCGGCTGGAAGATGGGACACGAACCACGGCGGGGAGTACTTTGCTGTTGGTGTAGGCGGTGCGATGACAGGTCGTGGCGCGGACCTCTTGATCATTGACGATCCTCACTCGGAACAGGACGCCCAGTCCCAGCTGGCGCTAGAAAATGCGTGGGAATGGTATACCTCTGGACCCCGGTCTCGACTGCAGCCCGGTGGCGCGGTAGTCATTGTGATGACCCGTTGGGGCACGAAGGACCTGACTGCACGCCTGATCAAGGCCCAGACCTCACATAACGCGGACCAGTGGGAGGTTATTGAGTTTCCTGCTGTGTTTGACGAGGACAAGGAAAACGAGCGCCCGCTATGGCCATCCTTCTGGAAACTGGAGGAACTCAAGGCTGTCAGGGCGTCGTTATCGGTCCAGAAATGGAACGCCATGTACCAGCAGCGCCCCACTGCGGACGAAGGCGCGATACTCAAGCGAGAGTGGTGGAATATTTGGGAGCATGACTATATGCCCCGTCTGGACTACATCATTCAGTCCTATGACACGGCCTACTCGAAAAAAGAGACAGCTGACTTCTCTGTCATCACCACGTGGGGCGTGTTCTATCCTAGTGAGGACTCGGGGCCACATATCCTGTTGGTGGACGTAAGAAAGGGACGCTATGACTTTCCTGAGCTTAAACGGCTGGCCAAGGAGCAGTACGACTACTGGCAGCCCGATAATGTCCTGATCGAGGCCAAAGCGACAGGGACCACGCTTCAGCAGGAACTGCGTCGGGTAGGCATCCCTGTCACGATGTACTCGCCCGGCGGTCGGCGAGCGGGGCAGGATAAGATATCGAGAGCCAACTCTGTCGCACCGATCATTGAGTCCGGCATGGTCTGGGCGCCTGAAACTCAGTGGGCTGAAGAACTGATCGAGGAATGCGCGGCCTTTCCGAATGGCGATAACGACGACATGGTGGACAGCACGACGCAGGCTCTGATGCGATTCCGAGCAGGCAATTTCATCTCGTTGTATTCGGACGAACCCGAGGAACACTCTACCGGAGACCTTGTGCCCGAGTATTATTAGGTTAGAATGTCGGGACTATTAACCAGTTAAGGGGACGCCCTTATGCCCGGTCCTTCCGCTCGAGAGATGCTCTCGAAGCTGCCTTTGCGTATGGCAAACGGCGGTTCTATAAATCTTGCCCAAGAATCTGCTTTAGATCAATCTGCTGCCTATAAACGCGCTCTTGAGAGCGGCGGCCTAGAGGGCGTGCAGGCTTATTACGCCAACCTGAGAGGGCTTGCCGACAAGTACATGGCTGGAGAAGACCAGTTTGCTGGCAATCAGCCTGTAGGCGCTGAAGCTTACAATATCATGCTTGAGGCAGGGATCAGCAACACTGACCTCATCAACGCCGGTGTTGGGCAGAATGTCTTGAATAAGATATTCACTACTCCTGCCACTGGGCCAAGACTTGACCTGCCAACCACCGTGGAGTCCGCGTATACGGCTAACCCGGTCCTAGCGGCAGAGGTTGCTGCGCGTTCAGCAACGGGCGTGGACGGCGTAGAGTCGCTTCAGGAGCAGGGGCGTAAGTTTGTAGCGAACATCCAGCAAGACGGCATAACCCCAGCGGAGAAACGCCTGCTGAGGGAGCTTGCATTGGAAGGCGGTTATACGTTGGCAGACATTCAAGCGGCGGGCGTGGACCCCAGTATCCTGTTTGATGTCCCTGAGGCCGAAAAGCCTCCTGTGGTGCCTCCTGTGGTGCCCCCTGTAGTAGACCCCTTTCCCCAGACCCAAGACACTTACACTGCCCCCACGGTATATCAGCCTCTTCCTGAGCAGCCGGACATATATGCGGCAGGCGAACCCGCGCTAGACGTAGCGTTCAGGGAGAGCGACCCACGGACCGAGGTCACAGAAGATATTTTCGGGGAGCAGCAGCTCACAGGTTTTGACTATCTGCCTGCTGCAAAACTGCTCTCGGCCACCGGATCAGGATTCAGCTTCACGCCACCCTCTGTCACGAGCAGGCCAAGGAGTTTGATGTCCACGGATCAGCTTGGTCGATACACCAGAGGCCGTGCAGCTCAGGACCTCCGTCAGCTCACTGGAGGTAGGGAAGAGGATTACATGCGCTACAAGCCCCTTCTTGATAGGACGGGCAGCTACGGTGGCGGCCTGTCTCGGTCCCAGCTCTATGCTTTGATGAGGCAGGAGCAGGCAAGAGAGGCGCGTGCTGCAGCAGACGCGGGGGCCGGAGCGTTTACGCCGGGCCAAGCCCCACGAACCGGCACCATAGCGGACTACATTGCGCTTAATCCTGATGTAGTAGAGGACTTTAATACTCAGATAGACGAGGGCCGTATGTCTTCTGACATGACCCTTGAGCAGTTCGCCGCGAACCACTACAACACTTTCGGGCTGAGGGAGATGGAAGCGGGCACGAGAAACCCGTTTAGCCTGACCAGCGGATACGCAGGTGCCACAGGAGGAGTAAACGCTCCTTTACAGGCCAGAGACCTTAGGGACCCGACAATGGGAGCTAGGTTTATGGCCGAAGGCGGTGCTGTAAAAAAGCCTGAAGGGTACGCCGACGGTGGCAGCGTACCCGAAACTGATTTCGACGCACTGCAGCAACAGCTTCTCGAGCTAGACCGGCAGGCAATGGAGCAGGACGTTAGGTCCGCGGCCCAAGCACCAAGCGACACGGATCAAGAAGCACGGACCGAGAGCCGGGGCATGTTGGACAGGCTTAATCAGGGCTTTTTCGAGAACGTAACTAAGCCCGTGATGGGTTCGGCATTGGACATGACCGTGGGCCTTGGTGATTTAGCCCAGCTGGGTGTTAAGAAGGGCGCGGAAGCTTTGGGCATGGAGACCAAGCCGTTTGTGCCGGTGTCACAGCGACTGCAGGAGAGCGCGGGCGTAGCGGGCTATGACCCATACTCCCCGGCTGCAATTGCTACTCAAATACTCCCTTTTGCTCGAGCCAAGCAGGCAGGGACCGTGGCGGCCACGGAGTTAGGTCGATTGTTCCCTAGTTTAGGCAGAGAGACTGCCGCGTTTGGCGGCAGTGAGCTTGCGGCTGCAGGTGCGCGTGAGGTGTTTCCAAATTCTACGGCGGCAGAGCTGTTGACCAGTGTGGCGGGCGGTACGCTTACTGACATAGGCAGCACAGCGGCAGCTCGTCGTATGGCTGATGACATAGAACCACCTGACCTGCCGGATAGCGAATCCTCTCGTATGCTGGACGATATTGAGCAAGCGGCGGCGCCTGCTGCAGTTAAGCTGTCTCGAGGCGAGAACGCGATTATCAACGAAAAGGTTGGCACCAGTCGGAAGAAACGGCAGGAGATGAAAGCAGAGGCGCAGCGGATCAAGAGTAACTACTCACCTGCAGACGGCTGGGCACCCATACAGGTGTCGAACATCAAAAAAGACAAGCAGGGTAATCCTAACAAAGTAGAGTTTAAGAAAATACCGTATGGCTTTCAAAGACCGCCAGAAGGCGTGGATGTAGAGGTTTGGAAGCGCAAACTCACAGATGGGATTGTAGGCGAGGTTGATGACGTAGTGCGCCGTGCCCAGCAGGGCGATCAGGCGGCTCTGGATATACTGGCTCAGGCCAACTGGTATCGAGGCATGCGTGATCAGCTGCGGTCGGAGTTTGGCGGCATTGGTGACGTGTTTGCTGACATACTGGGCACAACGAGTGCCCAGACCAACGTCGAGCAGAACTTCAAGAACGCGGTAGAGATACTGCGTCGATATAGCCGTGGTGACTATGACAATGAGCTTGCTGCATACCAGCGTCGCATTGACCAAGGGCTTCCTGTAGACGGCAAGACACTAACCCGGCTGCACAAGGAAGGGGAGTTCCCGCTAATCACTAAGGCAGGTGGTGAGCTGTTCAACACCAACAGCCCGTCCTCAATGGGCGCGTTGCTGGATATGTTCCGTTCGGTTAAGACAGGCAGCTCTCCCAAGACGCCAAACTTTACAGGCAACCTGATAGGTCTGACTAACGAGGCCACAGTGGATGTCTGGGCAGCGCGTATGCTGCGTAGGATGGCAGAGCAGCCACGCATACCTCCGGCTGCAGAGCAAGGCGTAAGTGGTTCGCACTTGGTAGGTTCTAGTCTGTATGAGCCGCGTGTTGGCGGTGAGTTCGGGTTTGGGCAGGATGTTTTCCGAGACGCAGCAGGACGCATAAACCAGTCAGGTAGGATACGCGACGTGGCCCCTGAGCTGGGGGATCTTGGTCCTGACGACCTGCAGGCGGTGGCGTGGTTCATTGAGAAGGAAAGGTGGACCAACAACGGCTGGACCACTAAGGCAGGCGAAGGCGGCTCTCTGGAGTATGAGATGTCTCTTGCCGGGGCGCCGGATCAAGCTAGGGTTGACGAGCTTCGACGGTCTATCAACCAAGGGTTTAAGACGCCTGCTAGACGCAAGACAGAGACTGATGCGGAGTACGAGGGCCGCGTGGCAGTAGCACGCGGTGCCTTTGACGATAACCGCGATCAGATGCAGGCAGAGCTTTCTATCATGGAGGCACCACTGCAGCGGTATCAGCTAGGCGTAGCAGGCGAGAGACCAAATCAGCCCATGAGCGGATACGCTCAGGCAGAGCTGGCATCAGAGTTTGATGACGTAGCTAGAAGAGACGAGAGCGTGCTGACCTACAATCTTGCAAACACTTACGGGTCCTTTATGGGCGACACCGAAAGGGCGTTGAACGCTGAGTTTGTGGTGCGACAAAACTTTAACCCGGAAGCCCTGCGTAGGCGCCTTGTTGAGCAAGGCAGAGCATATGACCAAGACGCGGTGTTCATGTCTCGGGTGGTATCTGCCGATACACCAAACGCACGGCCCGGTGTTGAGATTTACTTCAAGGAATCCATCACTCCTGCCCAGATGGCCAAGGTAACCGAAAGGCTTAGAGAGAAAGGGGTCGATGGGTTCACTTATGTAACGGACATGCGGTTCGATGACCGCATAAATCGGCAGACCAGATCAGGCGATTCAGAGACAGCGGCGCTGACGGGACTGCGATTCCAGTACGTGCCAGAGTTTGACGACGCCTTTGATCCCGCGAGGTCTGAGGAAATATACGCGCAGCAAGCAGAGTTGTTTGATGACATAGTTGGTGATACCATTGCTGATGGTAACGTGTCAGATGCGCGTTTAACCTTTTACGATACGGAAGTTTATTTTAGAGACGATTACGATGATTACCTTAGAAACGCGGCTCCAGAAAGTAATCGAGAAGCGCGGAGAGAACTCGCCACTGGCGCAGATGATCCGCAATCAAATCGCAGCGGAGAAGGGAGGCCAGAGCCTCCAGAACCTGTACGTGACCGGAGCGGTCAAGCGGCCACGTCAGAAGTAGACCTAGTCGAATCAATCACCGAAGAGCAGCGTGAAGCGTGGCGAAATGCCAACAAAGGCGATTTCAGGCAAGTACAGACACCTGAACTTGAGGAAGCTGCTCGAGACCTGCAAGCCAATAAGATATCTATTGAGGACTACGCTCAAAAAGTAGAAGAGCTACGTCCTATCGAGCCAATAACCGAAGTCCCTAAGATTTCTTCTTTTGAAGAGATTTCCTATGCGCTCGATAAAAACAAAGTCGAGAAGGGGCTGGTGGGGTTAAATAAGGAGATCGCTGATGGCACTATGGTCGGTTCCCGGCTAGATATTCCGGCATACAACCAGTTTGATACGTGGGTTGTCTCTTTGCACGAAGGCGCAGGAGTCAGCGGTCCATCAATAGGCTATGGAAAGGTAGCTGTTCTGGACGATGTTCAGTTCAATAGTAATCCTGACGCGGCGCTTAAAGTAGCATCAGGTAAAGGAGCCAAGGCCCCATTTGCTAGAATGAACGGTAAGTGGCGTAATATGGAAGTCGAGGAAGTCCAAGCTTTGGCTGAAAAGTATCTGAACGATCCTGAGTGGACTCAGGTTGGAATGAATCCTTACCGACATTCTTTCTTCTATGATAAAAACACAGGAATGCCTGTGGCGTCTGCCGATCAGGTGATACAGATTGGCCCATTGGTTCTGGCTAAGAACACCACGACAAGATCACTGAGAAGCCCTGAGCATATGTTGAAGAAGAGTGATCCAGACAATCCGCAGTATTTTAAAGGCGGCGGCGACGTAGACCGCAAAGACGACAACAGAACATATATCTAGGACAAGACCATGCCAATAGATAAAGTAGTGAACCTTGCTCCAAACACCGAGATCACTGTGGTTGAGGAGATGGAGGATATGCCTGAAATCGAGGTGGTCCTTGACGGCGAAGAGCTTGAAATAGACATGTCCCCAGAAAAAGACCCGGACTTCTATGACAATCTTGCTGAAGACATGGACGACGGCGATCTGGCGCGAATCTCATTAGATTTACTGGCGTTTTTTGAGGCAGACAAAAGTTCTCGAGCTGACTGGGAAAACATGTACGCCAAGGGCCTTGATCTATTGGGCTTGAAGATGGAAGAGCGCACCCGCCCATTCCGTGGTGCAACAGGTGCTGTTCATCCAATGCTTACCGAATCTATTGTCCAGTTCCAAGCGCAGGCGTTTAAAGAGCTGATGCCAGCTGGTGGTCCTGTTAGAACCCAGACAATGGGCAAGGAAACACTGGATAAGGTCCAGCAGGCGTCTCGTGTGCAGGATTTTATGAATTACCAGATCGGCACGGTGATGAAAGAGTACACACCCGAGTTTGATCAGCTGCTGTTTTATGTAGGCTATGGCGGTTCTGCCTTCAAAAAAGTCTATTACGACTACCCACTAGGCCGAATGGTCAGCCGTGTAGTGCTTCCTGACGACCTGTATATCCCCTATAACGGCTCTAGCGTAATGTCAGAGTGCCGTCGCATCACCCATCGTCTGACGATGGACTCAAATGAGTTTAAAAAGCGGGTGCTGGCAGGCGAATACCGTGACATTGAGGTCGATCCTGACGGCGCAGGTGCAAATGTAGACCAGATTGGTGCTGCAGTAGATCGGTTAGTGGGCATAGAAGCCTCTGGAGAGCCTGAAGAGCTATTTTTACTAGAGTTTCAGGTCGATTTAGACATCCCCGGTTACGAAGATGAGGACGAAAAAGGCAATCCAACCGGAATTAGACTGCCTTATGTCGTGACAGTGGACGAAAACAGCGGACAAGTGCTAAAAATCTGCAGAAACTGGAACGAGGACGACGAATACAAGTGTCGCAAAGAGTATTTTGTGCATTATGTGCTGGTAGAAGGCCCCGGAGCCTACGGTTTGGGCTTTGTACACCTAATTGGTGGCCTTTCTAAGACCGCTACAGCCGCTCTTAGGCAACTTTTGGACGCAGGCACGCTATCTAACCTTCCTGCTGGCTTTAAAGCCAAGGGAGCGCGTATAGCGGATGATAATAACCCCATTCAACCGGGTGAGTGGCGCGATATTGACGCTGGCGGGGCAGAACTGAGCAGTTCTTTGTTGCCAATGCCCTACAAAGAGCCAAGTCAGACCCTTTTCTCGCTGCTAGGCTTCACTGTGGACGCTGGTAAGCGTCTTGCAAGCACTGCGGACATGCAGGTAGGGGATGGTAATCAACAAGCCGCTGTGGGCACCACAGTAGCTCTGCTTGAGCGTGGCTCTATGGTCATGTCGGCCATTCATAAGCGCCTGTACTACGCCCAGACCCAAGAATTTGAGATGTTGTTCAAGGGATTTGGCGAATATCTACCGGATGAGTACCCATATGACGTTCCCGGTGCTTGTCGCTCGGTCAAGCGCAATGACTTCGACAATATGGTCGCCGTGCTGCCCGTAGCGGACCCTAACATCTTCTCTGCTGCCCAACGTATTACTTTGGCGCAAACGCAGCTCCAGCTGGCCCAGAGCGCCCCACAGATGCACAACATGTACGAAGCGTACTATCGCGTGTATCAGGCAATGAACGTGCGGGATATCGACGGTATTCTAAAGGTCCAGACCAACCAGATGCCAAAAGATCCTGCTAGCGAGAACATTGATGTAGTAGACGGCAAACAGCTGCAGGCTTTTGCTGGCCAGCAGCATGATTCTCACATTGCATCACATCTGATCATGGGCCTGTCGCCGTTACTGCAGGCGAACCCTATGGCAGCTACTGAGCTGCAGAAGCATATTCTGGACCATATCAAGCTCAAGGCTGAAGAGGATGCTGAAGCTGAATTGTTTGAGCAGTATGGCAGTGATCCAGACAAGATGATCTCTGACATGCAACGTGAAGCTACTGTGGCCTTAAAAGTTTCTCAGTACATGATGGATATGAGGGAAATGCAGGGTCAGATAATGGGTGGCGGCGAAGAAGGTGGTCAGGACCCTGTAGTAGCACTGAAGGCTCAGGAGCTGCAGCAGCGTGCCACTAAGGATCAGG